TCGTAAGCTCTTGATTTACATCAGCATATTGGGGACTGTCAACCTTGAGGCTGGCTAAGTATTTGATTATATTAGCTTCTTTTTTTGTGAGTTTAATGAGCATTTGCCATCACCTTACTATAATCAAAGGTTGGTTCAGTCACCATCAAGGCGCCTTCGTATTCCAACTGGCTACGCTCAAATGGTGACATCCAGTCATCGGGTTGAAGGCTATACCCAATGATTTCGGAACGGTAGTAATCGTTATCCAAATCCTCAATATCTGAGCGAAATGTTTCCACAATCTTCGCTGGGTCTGCACCTTGTGGGATATTGATGACCTTGTAGCTTTGGCCACCCTTCATTTTCCAGTAGTATTCACCGGTGAACCCTTGGTGGGCTGCATAATTTTCTCGGTCTTGCGTATCAATAACTAGCATCATATTCGTTTTCCTTCTTAATTCTATAACACCATTATATCACAGGTTTGCCTAAAAGTCAAGCACTTTCGCTAAAAATACTTGCCCTTAATAATCAAGAGCTTAGCGCTAAGCCCTTGTTTTTGTTCGCTTTATAATGCTTGACATTGTTGCCGTCTTATGATAGAATGGTTGTATAAATTGAAAAGGAAAAACATTATGAATAACATCAAAGACCTAACCAACCAACTATGCGCCATTCTAAAGGCTAACTACTATAAGAATGGGTCAACCCTTGATTATAACTTTGTGACGGAAGAAGGTAACCGCTACATTAAGATTATCATGGTGAATAACCAACGTGGTGTCCATGCCTTCGTTGATAAGAATAATGGCGACCTATACAAGGCCAAATCATGGAAGAGCCCTGCTAAAGGTGTGAGATATAACCTTGTGACTGACATTGAAAAACTCAAAGTCATGGCCGATTGGGCTGGCGGTTACCTCTACAGATAGGCAAAGCGTCCATGAAAGTAAGTAAAATAGCTAAAATAGGAACCAGATGGATTGAATGGGACGAAGAATGGACAGCCTATTTCAATTCACCAATCAATATAAGGAATGATGTGATGAGAAAATACATTGATATCGGTGGTCCAACGGACGCTGAATTGAAGAAGATTGAAAAGGAACAAAAGGACATCTATACCATGCCACTTAAAGAGCTATTCAAAGTGGATGAGGATATAGAGGTTCAGGACACTGCTGACGATTACTAGGTCACCAACCTTCACCTCGGTCATACCCTTCGGGTAGGTCGTCATAGTCCCTTATAGTAGGGACATCAACTGCAAACTCATCAACAGTCATCGTGGCTAGTGACGTGCCAAACTGCTTTTGTTTAGCGATGGCTTCGGGTGTTTGGTTATACTCGATGGCCACTCTACGCATGCCTTCACGCATGGCCTCAGTCGGTTCACGGTCTCTCGATGCACACCCTTGGGAGCAGTAGGGACCGCGTCTGCGGTGCTCTATACTGCAAAACTTACACTTCTTTAGTTTATATTGTCCAGGCATTATAGCTAACGGATCCAATGGTTTACTTACAGGTTGGTTACTACCTCATGGGAGAATACTACTACCTAGTTTTAATTTGGCAGGGATTTCGCCCGCCGATGGCAATACTCTCCCATGAGGTTACTACCTACTTATCTATACTCTTTTTATAAGTATTACCTTCTTATTCTCACCCGTAGGTTTCACAAACTTTTCTTTTAATCCTTCTTTACTGTCCCACTTCATAGATGATGACTTATGAGCAGGAAGACCAGAGGTTTCACCTATTCTAATCCAATTATCAGCAAGGTATACTGCCCCATTCTTACCAGCACCTACAAAGGTTATAATATGAGTTAGGTCATTATTATACTTGGTTTTCCATGCCATAGGCGCTTTCTGTCTTAATTGTTTTAATATCTGACTACCAGCATTCTTTATAGAGGTTGTCATACAGAATCTCCAATTATTGGCAATGGTATTGAATACCATCCTATACTCATCTTTGGTTAAGTTTAGGTGTCGTAGGATGTCTTTTGGTGGTGGATAAACGGATGAACCTATCCCTATCATACCCACTAATTCTTGATGGTGATATATCAACCAGTCTATTCTCCGGCCAACGGATGAATTCGTTGGCACATAAGAGTGATGATTCTCTATAATCCATTTAACTTGTTCTTTTTGTTCTTTGGATATTACTTGAATTAATTCTATCATTCTTATGGTTCATACCACGATTCACTATTCGGTACCCATTCCTTGTGCCAACCTGGTTTTTTACACTCACTTAACCTATCGGCTACTGCTCTTATACTATACCCTACTCCATATGAATTACTATTATCCTCTACCCTACGAGCAATATTGTGTAGGTCTATGACTATTTGGTCTATACTGTCTTTATTCTCTATATCAGTTATAGCTTTAAATGTGTTTTCGTGTTCTTTTATAGTTTCTACAAAGGTTTCTTCTACTTTATTACTGAATAGGTCTAATTGTTTTTGTGGCATACTATAACCTCTCTATATGGTATATTTTTTAAGGTAACCGGTTCTGATTGCACGAGCATCGGCTAAAGCATTATGTGGAAGTTTTGAAGTATAATCTAGGCGCCTTTCAAGCGTCATTCTTATAGATGTATTCACTCCAAGCATCTCACCTGGTCCCGTGAGGAGCGCTCTTGAAAAATGGTGAAAGTCTTCGGGCCAATCGGCAATAACCTCTATTTCATCGAAACGATTCAGGTACTGTCGGAGTTTGGTCTGGAACCTTTCATAGGAAATTTCTTCTTTTTTTAAAATAGGTATGACATTGTTGATAACCCATAGGTCACACATAAGATGGCGAAAAGGGACAACCTCATAGAATTCATCACCTTTCTCTGATACTAGAGCCATGGAAATAAGGTCGCCATTAAACTTGGTAAATTCTGTATCTAAAAATAGTTTCATATTAGTCCCATAGGCTACGATAATACTTACCAAATAGGCGGAGACCGTTATCGATACGGTCATTATGAGCTTTTAATCCCTTATGGTCTACTTTGATATTCCGAATGGACTTATCAATATCTTTACCGTTTTCCCATCCTTCGGTTTTGGTCATATGCGTATAGAATTGCTTGTCATTATCCCAATCTGATAGCTGCTCAAAAGTCCATATCATCTCATCCAGAATATAATCAAAACGCTTAAAGAATTCAGGATCCACATCATCATTCACCTCATGGACATCTGGATTTCCCTTTTCTTTGATACCAACTCTTAAATTTTTTGGAACATCTTCATCATCTACAAACGGTGCGCCATGCTTGGTCGCCTTTAATTGCTTCAGCATAGGTAGAATAATGGGTGATAGTGTAGAATCCATTGACCAGGTATCCCAAGGGTCAATATGAATATATTTGATATCACGGTTTAAGAATTGACGGACACCAAATAACACCGAGCAGAATGGTGTCAATACCCTATTCCAGAATTGGATTGTAGGCTCATCATAGTCTATCTCACGCCAAAACATGGCCTTCTCAATGATGGTATAGGGTGATAACCAATTATTCTTGGGTTTGTTAAAGTATATCTTCACACTAACCAATCCTTCAGGAACCCTTCGGTTTGCATACCTACGATTCGTTTAGTCTCTACATCATCTTGAAGCATTACAAGTGTTGGAACACCACGGACACCATATTGGATGGCTAGGTTTGAGCTTTCATCAATGTCTATTGTCTCAATAGGATAATCTATGGTTATACCTTCTAATGTTTTGGCTAACATCTTACATGGTTGGCACCAGGATGCCGTAAACCTTAATAATTTTCTATTCATAATCATTCTCTCTCTACTTGTATGTTGACTACAGCTGTCATTCTTAAATCTTCGGTGTTTTCACCAGGCTTCACATAATGTTGTAAGTAAGCTGGGAATATGATAAAATCATCTTCTTGAGTTTCTATTGAAAATTCGCCAAAGTAATTCGAATTGTTATGGTATGTCTCATCTAATTTTTTTCTATAAGCACTGTAAACATAACCAAAGGTCGGTGTATTTAATGGGTTCACAAAGACAGTTTTAGCCTGACTTGATACATATCGAATATAATGAATACACGAAAACATAGTGTCTTGTTTATTGACTATTCCAATATGAGCGTGTTTTTCCATATGTTGTTTACCTTTCATAGCCGTAAGGTTCTCTATCTGATAATTCCATTTAATAGGTTTATTGTAATATTGTCCTTCTAAAAAATCTTCAAGAATCTTTTGGTAACACGGAAGAATCGAAGATGGATCAACTTCTTTAAAATCTTTATTATCCCAATCTTTATAGGTGTGATGTAAATTTGAAGACTTATCAAACTTATTGCGATACGGTGATTTATTATAATTCTCTGTTAAAGTGTCAATAATACCTTGTTTATCATATGAATTTGGGTCAATCTTATACCTAGTGACATCTGAGGAAAATAACGGAAAAATCTCTTTATTCATTTTTGGGTGGGGTCTTTCAATATAATTGGCACAGGTGGTTGATTCATAGCTTCTTTAATGGCCTCTTCGAGTGATTGACTGCCACGACCACGCATTTTAGCACGAGCTTCTTGTTTCATGCGGTCCAATTCACCGGGCATTAAGAATGGTTCATCGTCTTCAGGTGGAAACCAATTGTTAGCCATCTATTTTATCCTAGCGACCACGGCCAGCAGACTTCTTAGCGGGTTTGTGTGAAGTGACTTGGTCTTTTACTTGACCTTTACCTGTATCCAGGTCATTTTTCTTTTTACCTTGATTATTCTTTTCGTTTTTCTTGGCTAATAATTCTTTGAGCATATCTGCATATGACATAATTAATCCTTTTTCTTAATCCAATTTGGATCCCACATATTCTTGTGAATATCGTCTTTGTAAAAATCTTCTTTAGCTTGTTCTTCAAACTTTTTAATCTTTTCCGGTGATAAAACGTGTGTTGGTTTATGTTCTTTCTTTACCACATATTCGATTACCGAGTAAACCGCGGTGTATGGGCTTGGGTTAATTGATGAGATATCAGCTAATAGAATAGTGTCCAACATTATTTAATTTCATCTTCTAAACTATAAATCTTATTCTCTAACCTAACAATATGATTACCAAATATACTAGATATGGTTGCTCGAATATTATCATCCGAAATGGTGTTGATTGCACCATTCATATCAGCTTTGAAGTCTCGAATCGCTTGTAACATTTCTTTAGAATGATTTGGACTACCAAACTGTCCTGTGTGTGGTTTGCTGTGTATTAGGTTACCTAACATTTCATTTTTAGGCATAATAATTCCATGAGGTTCGTTGTTTCTTTTTCTTTGAGTAATTACTGGCGGCTGATGAACCATATACGATTGATGATAGGATTGTGGCAGCTGCCCAAGTTTCCCATGTATATGCAATTTCAGTATAGAATAGGGTATTTAATGACCAAATAATACCAAATGGAATAATAATAATTAATGTAAAAAATAATGCCGTTGCTAAAACAACCTTTAATGCTTTCATTCACGTTCCCCTTTTAATAATATAATTTAGGTGTATAGGCTATCACTTTTTTCGTTTAATAAGAGGTAAGATTGTGATATAAAACAAAACAATACCATATATTACCCACCACCAATAAGGAGCGTTATTATGCCACATAAGAAAGGCTGCCAATACATTAATCATTAGAATAACCAAATATAGGTCGCAATACTATTTACGACCATAAAATATGCGTTCTGTATAATCAACGGTTTATTGTGTTGAAGTATACCAAACTCGTATAACAATATAGAATGACCCACAACAAAAAACGGAAAGGCATATTGCATAATAGGTAACTTTAATGCTACCAATGTTCCACCAAGCACGAATATTGCCGTTGATATCCATTTCATGTCTATACCAAAAATCTTGTTCATATTTTCCTTTTACATTCAGCTGAAAGTCGTTTATAACCTTGCTGATTGTATTCAATCATTTTGGTGTGAGATGCTTTAACACAATCTTCAAACGAATGAAACTCTTGTGTATATATCACTTGATGATAATTTAAAAACACCGTTAATATACACGGCCACATAATTAAACTGTTGTTTTGGTAACCGTTTCGTATAACTCTTCAAATTCTTCGTGTGAAGCTACTTCTTCGGAGAAGTTTTGTTTGTGATATACATTGATTAATTTTTTAACAGTTTTCTTTGGAATTTGAAAGGTGTTGCTTGTATCATTAATAATATTTTTTACAAGGTCTCTTTCAGCATCAATTCGTGTAAGTGAATTACTTGCCTCTTGTAAAGCACCTTTAATCTTTTTCTTATCTTCATCTAAAATTTGCATCACTATCTCCTATAATAAATTATTCAACAAAATTAAACCAACCAGTAGCAATATACTTGTCTTTTGAGTAGACCGGGTTACCACGATGTGTATGAGTAAATGCGGATGGGAAAATACTCATTGTGCCAGCTTTGGGTGGAATTCGGAGGCCTTGCATGATGAATTCCGTTTCACCCTCACCTTCAGGAATATCATTTAAATATAATGTCCAAACTAATACTCGTATACCCGTGTTTCTGTTTGCAGTTTCACAGTGCCATACATGATAACCGCCATGTGGTGGTGTTTTTTGTAATTTAATTTCGTCAGACCTAAATTTAGCTAGGTCATTAACTGGAAAATATACAGTAGAGTATTGTTCCAAACATTCTTGTAGTTTTAGATTAATTAATTCATTAACCCAGTTTGGTCCGGCCGTGGTTGAGAAATAAGAATAATCTTTACGACCGGCACCTTTATTAGTAAATTGAGCGTCACCTGACCGAATATCACTACCTGGATTATTTAAATTTAAATGGTGTTCTATGGCACCAATTATATTATTACAATCTTCTATGGACACGACATCATCATATACGCCTATAAAATCTTTATGGGATATTTTCATTATGTTTCTCTTTTCTTATAATTGTTTGGTTTGTTGGGAGTAAATTACAGCTGGAGCGAATTGTATCGCTATTAGGATTAAAACAAATACCATTAATATAATCAACCTAACCTCCATAATATAAAATTTAACTAAGCGCAATCAGATAATGATTCTATCCATCTGCGATTGCAAGCTGTATCTTTATTCTCACAAGGAGTTTCTACCTTTTCTTCAGGTATTAAACTTAATATGGCAGCTTCGTGAGCTAAATCTTCTGTTTTTTTATCTGTGTTATTCATTCTATTTACCTTTTGGGTTGTTTTGTTTATCAACTTTTGGTCGATGTCATTTATTTAGTTTTTAAATACTTGTATAATTTTAAATAAAACAAAGCACGTTTAGGTTCTCTTTCTGGATGAGGTAATATGCCAAACATGGCTTCCATCTCCTCAAGTATTTGGTCATACTTGTCCATTATGGAACTCTTTACTCATGTAATATTTAATATTTTTTATCATTATATAAAAGGATACACTAAAGTTAGTGAAATGTCAAGTAAAATCTGATATTCTTACCGGTTTTGACGGGTCTTGGTCTAATACCCAATTCACAAAATCACAAGCCCTATCTTCATCAGTATAATGAGTAATAGTTACTTGCCCGGTAAGGGTTGAACCTATAACAAGTAATACGTTATTCTTATAGGTAGAAAATTTAATCCACCAATAATTACGAATCACCGGATGAAAAGTCCTTAATTCTTTTATTATATCAGCTTTTAAATTGTTTTGCAAGGTGTTATCTTATTATTTTAGGCAATAATAGGATATTTCTAGCGATGGCTTGCAGGACGGCGCATCTTTGTTTTATACATAGCTGGTGTCCGGTTTGATAATAAATGAGCTTTCCTAATACGACATGAAACCCAATCATTGTAGTAATCATCAGTTCTTAAAGCGTCCCGATTAAATATCTCCCAGGTCTCCCAATAAGAACACTCTGAGCGTGATTTACAGAGGTGTAATATCTCTCTTTTGAACACATCTTCTCCAAGCGTCTTCACTTCTTCTTGTATAACTTTATTTGAACCGAAGTATTTTTCCCAATCGGATGCGATTCGGACTTTCTTTGACTTACCTTTTACTTGGCGTCTTGCAGCTTTAGTAAAAAACTTCTTACCAACATATTTGCGACCCGTTCTTATGTTGGTTATTAAATAAACCATTCCAAAATATTCACCAATTCCATCACCCGTAAATTCTCTATTATTATATGTCCAAATCAATCTTCGTATCCGTCTTCCTCATTGAATGTATTTTTAATTTCACCAAGTTCATCTATCGTGTATTCACCACAGAAAGGACAATATAAAGGATCGGTTTCACAGACCTCTTTATCATACTGTATTGTATATTTAGACCCACATTCACATGAGTAAGGTTTATTTGCCATAGGATATTTTGTTAAATTATTTACACGAACATTTAAGTTCGTAATCTTTGATTGCAGCTTTGATTGCATCTTCAGCAAGGACTGAACAATGAATTTTAACTGGAGGTAATGCTAATTCTTCTGCGATATGTGAGTTTTTGATGGCCTGTGCCTCAACCAGCGTTTTGCCCTTGAGGAGCTCGGTGACAAGGCTAGAACTAGCAATAGCAGAGCCACAACCATATGTTTTAAATTTAGCATCTGTTATAATTCCATCCTCTACTTTAATTTGTAACTTCATCACATCACCACAAGCCGGCGCACCGACCATGCCGGTACCAACATCAATATCTTCTTTAGGAAATGAACCCACATTTCGTGGGTTTTCATAATGGTCTAATACTTTTGCTGAATATGACATATATTACTTTACAAAAAGACCTTTAATCTTTTTTACTAATGTGACAGCCCAAGCTGGTTGTGGAAAATGCCAACCAATTAATGCGCCTACTAATACCCAAAATAATGTTCCTAACATTGAATTTCTCCTTAAAAATTAAGCTGCAAATGACGAACCACAACCACATTTACTTGTGGCGTTTGGGTTCTTAATTTCAAATTGTTCTCCCATGAGAGATGTTTTATAACCAATAACCGAACCCGATAGGTATTGCATACTCATAGCATCAACTAATAAGATGACACCAGATTCTTCAACAATAAAATCATCTTCGTTTTGATTTTCATCAAAGGTGAATCCATACTGAAAACCTGAGCACCCACCACCAGAAACAAAAATTCTTAATTTAAGGTCTTTGGCATCTTCATCAGCCAAAAGACTTTTTATTTTAGTAACAGCAGTTTGTTCTATTGTGACCAATTTTTCTTACTCTCTAATGAATCGTTAAGTTTTGGGTTAAAATTGATGTTAATAATCTTTTCCGCCTCTGTTATAGATAATTTATATTTTTCTAAATCTGCAACAGGTAATCCTGTATTTGGAAATATGTAGGCTGCTGATTTTTGATTCTTTACATCAATAATCACTTTATACACCTTTGTAGGAATACCAACGTTATTGCCAATGACCGCATATCCTTTTTCATAGATTGGTCCAGACACCACATAGACATCATTGTTTTTTAATACATATTCACGCACTTTCATTTCTAATTGCTTCCAGATACCCCTATTGTTGTTTGGTACCTGTGGAATCATATTCGTTAGAAAGAATGATTCTGACATGATTTCATCATTTTGGGTATTATCAGCACCAGGACTTAAATGACCACGGTCATATGGTTTACCAGCATAATCAGCTAACTGACTTTGATACTGAACAGGAACTTCTGGATCAGGACGAAAATCGTCCTTGCGTTTTGCTGGGCCTGTAATTGATTCTTTAGTAAGATGTTCTAATACATATACAGCTGTTTTTGTATTGTAATTGTATTGTAGAGCATAGTTCTTTTTACACATGTATTGAACATTGGCGGCCTTTGATACTGGTGCACCATAAGGTGTAAATTGTGGACATTTATCATCAATTGGATTTGCCAGTGATGTTAATGGTAATAAAAGTAATAGTAATAATTTCTTCATGTTTTTCCCGGTTATGCAGCTGCACCCCAAACATTTTCCCAATCACCTGATAATGCGCCTTTGGCGTAATCAGTAGCACGATTCTCAAAAAAGTTTGTGTGTGTTGGTGCGTTAATCATTTCTTCAACCCATGGTAATGGATTCTTTTTTACTTTATAAACACCTTTCATTCCAAGTGAAATCAGGCGTCTATCGCAAATATATCGGATGTATTGTTTAACATCACTAGCAGTTAAATCAGGCATTTCGCCCATTTCAAATGCTAAATCGATGAACCTATCTTCAAGTTCAACCATCTTTTCTGCGATGGTGTAAATTTGACCCTTTAATTCATCATTCCAAATTTCTTTATTTTCTTCTATGTATGTTCGAAATAATTTAATCATGGATTCTGTGTGCATGGTTTCATCAACGATTGACCATGTTACAATTTGACCCATACCTTTCATCATACCATGACGAGGAAAATTAAGAAGCATAATAAAACTACTAAAAAGCTGCATGCCCTCCGTAAAAGCAGAGAAGACGGCGATATGCCTTGCAGTTGAAGCAAGGTCACCGTTTTTCGAACTGATGTCCGTAACATAATCGTGTTTGTCCTTCATTTGTTGATAATCCATAAATTGATTATAGGTTGTATCAGGTAAACCTAATGTCTCAATCAAGTGTGAATAAGCTGCAACATGAAGTGCTTCACGAGCTGCAAATCCTAGTAACATCATTCTTACTTCTGGTTGTGGAAAATATGGTAAATAATTCTTTACATATCCGCCAGCAACATCGATATCGCCTTGTGTAAAGAAACGAAAGATGTGTGTGAGAAATTGTTTCTGTGATGGTGAAAGTTTATTCTTCCAATCTTTCACATCTTCAGCCATTGGAACTTCCGTATGCAACCAATGAGATTGCTCGTGAGCTAACCATGCGTTATAAGCCCAAGGATAATTAAATGGTTTAAAACTCGTTCTTTCGTCTGTAACTCTATAATCGTATTTCTTGGTCATTTTTTATCCTTCACACGCTATGCAAACAGTTTCTTCTGTTGCTATTTGTTTTAAGTCGATTTCTTGCATTACTTGTCTTTCAATTTTCTTTGCTACTTTATCAGCTTTACCAATCTTTTCAGAACGGCAGTAATACAATGTTTTTAACCCTTGTTTCCATGCCAAGAAATGAATTGCATGTAGATATTTTACATTTACATCCGGTCTAAAGAATACATTTAAACTTTGTGCTTGGTCAATATACTCTTGACGGTCAGCTGCATGTTGAATAATCCATCTTTGATCCAATTCCATAGCGGTCTTGAATACATCTTTTTGCCAGTCATCAAGTATATCCAAATGTTGTGCTGAACCATCATTCGCAATAATTGATGACCATACTTCATTGTAATCTAATTTCGTATCTTCTTCACATTTCTTTTTAATGATATCATCCAAATAACGATTCTTATTTAAGAAAGACCCGCTTAATGTATCTTGACGATAAGCGTTGGCACGATACGGTTCTATACTTGGACTGGTGTTTCCCATAATGATACTGCTAGAAGCGTTAGGAGCAATAGCCATAAGATGGCTAAAACGGTTACCCGTACCTTTGGCGTCAGGTGCTTCGCCACGCTCTTTACCCAATTCTTGGTTTGCTTCATTCAATTTACTCCTAATATTATTAAACATGGCCTTATTACGACCAACAGTCATTGGATTTTCCCATGGTAAATTATTCTTTTGTAGATACGCATGAAATCCTAGAGCACCAATACCAATACTTCTTTCACGCATAGCAGAGTATTTGGCTCTTTTAATTTGTTTTGGTGCGTTATCAATAAAATGTTGTAGGACATTATCAAGCATCTCTGCAACATCTTTTAAAAATAGTTTGTTATCTTTCCAATCATCATAATATTCCAAGTTGAGTGAAGATAAACAACATACAGCTGTTCTTTCACCATCGGTTGGTAAAATAATTTCAGAACATAGGTTTGATTGGCGAATCTTGAGACCTAAATCTTTTTGCCATTGAGGCATAGCTTTGTTACTTGTATCAACATAGTGAATATATGGTTCACCTGTTTGCATACGCATTTCAAGAATGGATTGCCATAAGGCTTTCGCTGACACCACTTCACGCACTTCGCCATTATGAATGTCTTTTAATTTCCAATCATCATTAGCATTTGGGTCAATCATACACTTTTCAATGATGTGCATAAAATCATCGGTGATATTAATACCATGATGAAGGTTTAAGCAACGCATATTCTGGTCACCAGTTGGTTTCCTCATTTCAAGGAACATCATAATATCAGGATGAGAAATATCCAAATAAGCAGCATAAGAACCCCTACGAGTGCGGCCTTGGCGATAAGCCAAAGAAGAAGCATCGTAAGTGCGGAGATGAGGCATAACACCAACAGACTTATCATCAGTAGAACGAATACCAATACCAATTCCAACACCACCTCCCAACATTGACAACCAATTTACTTCGGATAATGTTTCGACAAGGCCTTCTGCTGAATCATCCAGATAAGGTAAGAAACACGAAATAGGAAGACCACGCTTACTACGGCCATAAGAAAGAATAGGTGTGCTATAAGATAACCAATGCCTACTAGCGTAATCATAAAGGCGTTGTGAATGTTCCTGATTAGATCCAAAACTTTTTGATACATATGCAAATCTCTCCTGAGGCGACTGTTCATCTTCACGCATATATGATTCTTTAAGTCTTTTAAGGCCAAGTTCATCAAAGAGAGAATCACGAGAATAGTCTATCTTTATATCGTGAACGATATTAGTCATTCAAATACTCCAAATTATTAATAAAATTACTGAAAAATTAAACGCAGGGTGAAACGGGTTATGTGTGTTATATTTTCTTCCAAAATACGAAGTTTGTTTGTGCTTCTAAACCAGAGAAGGTGCTTCTACTTATAATACTTTCAATCTCATCCAAAGGTATTCCTGATAAAAATATTTCATTTATATCTTTACTGCCAGAAAGAGTGTTCGGCCAAATAACGACATCGTGTTGCGATTTGATTGCATCCTGCATCATCTTCACAATTTCTTTATTACGAGATTCGTTATCGAATATAAGTATTTTCTTAGGTGCATTGATGCTTTTAGCAACAGATGTTAAGTTAGCATCACCTGAAGCTAGACAATTATCCAAGAACAAACTATCAAGGGGGCCTTCTACAATCTTAACTGGTTTTGATAAATCCACACGATCCATACCATAGACCAACTTCTTATCAGAATCATTGGTTCTTAATGTTATGTATCTTAATGTTTTATCACTATTCTCCAATGCACGGCCTGATACCGCAATCAGATTATTATATTCATCATAGTATGGTATAACTAAACGAGCATCATCAACTAATTGGTGTCCGTGATTAGGAATTAAAGCATCTATGAATTGTTTGTAGTAAGAAGTGAATAATAGGCGGCCATAATGTTGAGCGGGTATTTTTCGCTTCTGTAAATATGTTAAACAGAAATGGCCTTGTGGAAGTTTATCACAAAATTCTGCATGGTCAAATACTTTTTGTTTTTCTAATTTACCAAACCTTGGTGTAGGCACATCAAATCTCGGTTCTTTATAATTAGATGATTTCATTTCACCAAACTTATATCTTTCCATGATATATTCTTTTTGAAGTGATGGATCAATTTGATTGATAAGATTGCCAATGTTGGTACCATGCCCACAATTGTGGCAACCAAAGAATAGGTTGTTATCTTTTTGGAACACATACCCACGAGCTTTGGTGATTTTCTTTTTAGAATCACCACAGAATGGGCATGAGAAGTTCCAGAGATAATCTTTCTTTTGTTTAAAGTTTCTTAAACGGTAAGAAATTAACTTTAGATATTTTGAATCAATAATGAGCGACATAGAACCATACTATATCATACTGTTACACAAAAGTCAATTACTTTATAAAGGAAAGTATAGAGGAGAGTTCAAGTTTACCTAATATAAATCCAGCTGACATTACCGCACCCAATATTATCCATTTCCATCTTTCTACTTCACTTAACTCTGTGATGATTGTTTTCTTATCTTGTTGTTTGTGTGTAGCCAAATCGGAACGAATATCATCTAGTCTATCAGTAATATGTTTCTCTACCTGGTCAATACGCTCATGGATTTCACGATTAACTGTGGTAATACGAGAATGTAATTCTTTGATGTCGTCTTTCATATCTTTCTGTGATTTTTCGTGTTGTTCGTGCCTTTGCTCATGCAAGGTAATCATCTGCATAAGATTAACATTGATTTCTTGGAGCTTATTCAAAGAATCAGATAATTTGTGGCAAAGCTCATCGGTCTGTTCAACATCTTTCTTGAGCAAACCGATGCCTAGTTTTAAGTCCTGAACTTCTTGTTCATCAGGCAACATATTCTTCTTCTATCTTAGCAACTGGTTTCGGTGTAGATGGTGTTGGTGTCGGTGCTGGAGTATTTTTAATTGCTTCAACTTTTTCTTGGCCACGAGTATAAGCAGAAATGCCTAGAATAGCACCAAAAGCGATATGAATTAAACCACCGCCTTGTAATGTGAGCGCTTGATAGGCTGAAATGTGTTGACCATCTGTCCAAAATTGTAATAGATTATAAAAAATAGGCATGACAATAAAATCAAATACATTGATTGCCATATAAACCATAGCCATCATAGGACGCCATTTACTGGTCATCCAATCTTCTTCTTTTTTCTTTACTTCTGACATATTATCTCCTTAAGCAACTAATGAAGCAACATTGATTAAATTCTCAACAAGCTCATTTAATTTAGTTTTTGTTTCTAAATCGCCAGCAGCAGCTGCGATAGCTTTACTATGCTCTAAATCACGGAGTAATTCTTTATATTCACTAGCACTAATTTGTTTTGCTTCAAACATATTTTTGAAGTCATTGGCTTCTTTGGCAAAATCTACCACAGCCGCATTATCTGAACCTAATAGTTCGTTTAATAAATCGTTCATCTTGGTTTTCCTCCAACAACATTTTGAATTGTTACAGCATTCTTTTCAATGAGACCAAATTTGGTCGTGCAATATGGCAAACTCACAGGTTCAGTACCATTATATCTATCATTCAAACCTTTGACAATTTCTGCCAACTCTGAAGACATCTTAATTGTTTCTTCATTTTTAGGAATAGATTGACTATAGTTTCTCAACTCTACGGCCTTGTAATAAATTTTATTTACAGTATCTTTCACTTCAGGTGTACCACATTTAGATGCGCCTAGGTTAGCTTGTGTTCTTACAGAATTAATTAAAGCATATTCATTATTATCAAATTTAGCCATGCGATATGCGTCAATAGCTGCACAGCTAGTTAATAAAAACATAGACGCTATAAGTATTAGTTTTTTCATTTTACACCTTCAAATATTTTGCGTTGAGTATTATACCATTCAATCCAAGCCTTATGCTTTTCTTGTAATTCGTGGTATTCTGTATAGTTTGTATTTGCGTTATCTAATAAATCAGATAATTTCTTTTTATTTGGGTCTAAAGGTGTTAAATCTTTAGCTGATTCTAATAGTGGTTCGGGTGCTTGTGGAAAAGACATCTTTACAGGCACACTTGTTGCACATCCAGTTAGTAATAAACTAATCAATAATAATTTTTTCATTTGGCACCATTCTTAACTGCGTTGTTATAGATAACAATCGCTTTATCATTTAAACTACATTCAGCATCAATCACTTCTTTATTTTGAGTAATAGATTCTTTATTGTTTGCAGAATTGATTTTAATAATTTTAACCTTTGAAACGACTTGATTTTTGAGCTTATCATTTGCATCCTTTGATTGTTGTTCTGCTACTTTAATTTTAGCTTCTAATTGTGCCACACGGGAGCGCCATTCTGATTCTACTCCAATACCACCTTCAAAATATAAACCACCAACAAACAACACAATACTCACCCAACGAATTGTTTTAATCCATGGTATAAGTCCTGTGAAATGGTCAAATACATTTTGAATTAACCATGTTATTACAAGACCAGCCACACCAAGTCCAAATATGATATGAACGGCTAATTGAATCCAAGAATCGGGTATAAATGATAACATCCACATATTATTGAGGTTTCTTTCTACGAATAAATGCTATGAACGGAGTCAATCCTTTTTTCTTATTCACACCAGGTTCGCCTTGAGCGCCAACACCAAGACCAGCAACTGATCCTGTGCCAACAGCATTAGCCGGAGCATCTTCACTCATTCGCTTTTTACGGCCTTGACAATGAGCCTTCTGTGAAAATCCTTTTGGATTATTACAGTCAATACTTTTTTTGTATTTTTGTGACCAATCTTCACGCATGTCTTTTGTTTTCTTTTTCATAGAATTAATAAATCCTCGGTATACACCGGCAGCTTCTGTTTTACCCATGACACGAGCTCTTTGCTCCATGGCAATGGCTGCTTGAATTTTGTGTGCATGTGAGCGACCACTATTTTTAATTTTACTTACGCTTTCTTTTGCGTCTTGTGTTGTTGCAAATTTAAGGCCTTGAATCGTGCCTTTTGGATCCTCGTCTGTATATAAATCAGAGTGTTTATCTGACTTATCTGGTTGACCTGGTTTTTTTGGTATTCTGGCATCTTCTTGCATAGGTTTACATTTTTGGTCAGTATTACACCAATACATTCCTACGCCACATTCTTTTTTAAATTCGTTTGCCATACATTAAAATCCATTTGTTGTTGCGTTATAAAACACTCTGCCTGTAACATTCGTTGTTTTAGTTATCGTTGGTGTGGAATAATTAAATGTCATCGCATCACCACCGCCAGCTTCACCAAATTGTATTCTTATTGGATAATATACGCCTGCTGTTAATGAAATAGTTCCACTTCTTTCTTGAACAGCGTGTTCCCCACCATTATTTACTGTTGCATTTGCAGTTGTAAATCCAGACAAAGCATTTGCACCAATCCACACATAAGAAGCATCATCACTTGCTGTAAAAAATGTATATGTTTCTGTTGTAGAAGGTAAAAAATAACCTAACCATTCACAACTAAAGTTTGACCCATCATTACTAGCCGCTTCTGAAATTGCAGTAGTCTGAACCGATGTTGCTGGGTTCGTACCATATGTTGTCGGTGTAGCCGTTGCAAAGAAACTAGGTACATTACTAAAATAACCCGCATAAGTTGTTTTATACAAACCAGCTGTATAAGGAACTGATTCTCCAACTATTCTAAGGCCACCAGAAATACTTGAACCAGTAACAGTAATCATTTAATATCTCTTAATATGTCTGCAATTTTCATATCAACTGGAATATCAGAAGAAATTATATCTTGACCTTTAATGCCACGAACTCTATCAGGCATAACACTTAAAAACATCAAATATGTTTTAAGAGCTGGATAATCATCTTTTGCCATTTTGTAGAATAGTAAGCGAGTTGCAACTTCGGGACCAAATACATTACAAAGAACAACTAAATGATTTAAGACTAAACGCTCTCTCAATTCATCAAGTTTACGGTATCTTTTGAATAAGCGTTTAAGATAATTGAATCGCTTCATATCATCTTTAAACTCACTCATGACACAGTTTGGTCTGTCGTATGCTTTTACCGCATATATTGTCACATTATCATTATTTAATTCATCAAAGACCATTATTCTTCTTCTTCGTCTTCCTCCTCATCCGATTCTATTTCTTCTAATCCTTCTTCATCTACAATTTCAGCATAGAATTCATAACGACCATCATCGGTGAGAGCATAAATTAAATACAAGTAATACTTACCATCAACTTCTTCTAAATCAATAACAATTTCATCTCCTTCTGGATCAGTTCCGTAAAGTGCTGGCATATCCACACCAAAGCGGGACAACACCTTACGGATTTTCTGAATACCAGATTCTGGAGAAAGAATCGTATCATCCAATTCATTATCTAAATGACGATTGATACCCTCACGAACTTTTTCATCCGTGATTGAAATAGGCACATTAGGCCCTTGAGCTACAATCGTCTGTGTAAAATCCATTATTAAGCGTCAGCGAAAGTTACATCATCGTTAGCGATAGCACCACCGTCACCTGTCATAGAACCCATAGCGACTAGAGTTTCAACATGCTTACGATTTGCACGACCACCTGAACCTGTTGTTAGTAATACCCATCCAGCGTGACCGCCTTGTGGATTAGCTGCAACGCCTTCTTCTGTTGCATCAACACCAAATACACCGATAGTTTCACCTGTGATGAAAGCACCAGCTGTTGTGTTTGCATACATTAAATTACTGTTGTTTTGCGTATTAGTTAAATTAACCAATGAAGGTGCAAACTTCGGTACGCTCGTATTTGCATCTGTATTTGACCATAAAGCCATTTTAATATCTCCTAGTTTTTTACTTAATTATATAATGTATTTATAACGCAACCAAATAATTATAAAGTCTGGTCTGATTTGGATTGAGTATTACTTAACTCTGGTTCCGATTCAAACTGGTCAGACTTTTTCTTTCTCATAACGTTCTTAACAATCTCGGCCTTACGAGATTCTTTAACTGGTTTTTTTTCTTCTTTAGGTTTTTCAACCGGTTTATTTTGACCAGTAAATGCTCTTTGTGCTACTTCACGATTCTTCATGAATGTTGCTAATACTTTATGACCACGAGATTCTTCAACTCTTGGTGATGCAAGTGTTGGCCCTTTGAATGGTTTTTTACCAGCACCAGTTACAAAACGACCTTGTTTATAAAGTTGTTCTTCAACTGTTTCTTCTTTAACTGGTGATTTAACTAATGTTCTTTTAAGAGCATTAGAAACACCTTGTTGTCTATTTTTAGGTAACTTGTCATACATGTTAGGTTGCATACCTTGTTTTTGCACTTGTTGTTGAGTTACTTTACTCACATAGCGGTCAGCTAAATCTCTTGAAATCTCATCAATCTGTGTTTCTTCTTTAGTTAATCTCTTAACTGCATTTTTCATTCCATCTTGCCTATTTGACGAGAATTGAAATTTATCTTTAGATTTATCATAATTAGCTTGTGTAGTTTTTGCTACTTTATTTGCGTATCTAGCAACTAATCCTTTAGATAACTCATCAATTTGTTCTACTTCTTCTTTAGCAATAACTTTTTTATAAGCTTTGTTTATATTACCATAGCGTTTGTATAAGTCCATAGCTCTTGAATGTTTAAGTTGTGGTGAATTTGTAGGACTATTCTTTATAGCTTTCTGTTTTTGTAATACATCATCTTCAGCTTTGCTAATGTAAGAAGTCATTGTTTTTCTTGAAATTTCGTCAATTTGCTCTGCTTCTTCATTCACACCAGGTTTTACTGAAAGTAAACCATGTTTAGATTTAGGTATCTTGAAATGAGCAATTGCTTTTTGTTTTGCATCATACAAATCTTTGGCTTCATGGCTTTTAATTTCATGTTTTTGGCCATTATAGTGTGCAATATAACCAGCAAATTCTTCACCCATTGGTTTACCTTGTGCGTTACGATATTCTCTTTCACCAGTCTTACGACCTTCTTTATCCACTTTAGCGTATTCATATGTTTTTTCACCGGTTTTATTATGTGTGGCTTCTTTACCAGTTTTAGAAAATTCTTCAGACACATGATAACCTATTTTTTTATAACCTGGAGCTGCAGATTTAACCACAACAATTTCTTTACCAGAAGTTTTATGCTTGAGTGTGACTGTTGGTGTTTTTTCTGTTGTTGGTTTACCATACACATCACTTTCACTCATCTCAGCCGTTAAGTAATTAGCAACTGTTGAGATATAATCTTCTGCTAGTGTAATTTTGTTTTGGCACCATTCAGGTAAATTGTCAGCATCTTCAATCATGTCGTGTAATTTTTGTGCATTAGCCATGATAGAACGCAAATCTGATTTGGCCATATCACCTTCTTGGTCATATTCACCAATGTCTAATTTATCTTTGACTGCTTCTTTAATTTCGTCATGTGTAATCACAGTTTTATTTCCTCTTTTTCTTAATTCGGATGGAGTGCCATCATTAATTGGATCATCACCAATTTCTTTGGCTTCTGATACTGATTTCCAACTACCGCCTTTTCCTTTATACCATTTTGATGCCCAACCATTAGCATAAGCACTAGGATATACATCAAACTTGGAACGAGCTAACGATTTAGCACGAGACCAAAGTTCTGGATTTGTTGGTACATTCTTTTCGTCTAAGTTTTCCATATCTTCGCTTATCTTTCCTTTACCAAAGTTTGACACATTAATAGGTGAACCTTTTCTTTCAGGATCCGGATCATGTTTGCGTTTAGCACGAACAGCAGAAGCTCTTTCTTTTTTAGTAAGAGATTCTCGCTTTGCTCTTGACATACATTTCGGTT